ACTGCATCGAGTGGATGGCTGGGCGCAGTTCGCCGGTGTCCAGCGCCGCGGCCGAACGTCGATGGCCTTCGAGCTCTTCGTCTCGCGGTATGACCCGGTCCCCGATGAGACGGGAACGCCCTGGAGCGAGCGAGCGTTCCTCGATCTCCAGGCAACCATTCGTGCCCACGGCTATCTCCTGGACCGGCGGGACGCAGACCTCCTATCGGCAGCGCGCACGGGTGGCACGCTCGTGGCAGTTCAACACGTGGGCAAGCAGGACCTGGTCGTCATGGCCTCTTGGTCCGGGACCCGGGAGATCGAGGGAATCGCGTGCTATGATCACCAGCCGCCCGCAGCGAGGCAGATAGCGTGGGCCTCCCTCACGCGACAGATTCACCGTGCGTCAAATCCCGGCTTGTGAGTCACAGGAAGGAGCAAAGACAGACCATGGACTGCAGACCGGCTCGGTACCCCAGCGATCTCACCGATGCTCAGTGGCAGCGGATTGCACCGCTCATTGGTCGGCGAGGAGTTTGCTGGTTGTGTGTGAGGGCCAGGGGGTGGTGGGGAGGTGGACGGTGAGGGCTGTTTTTGGTCCATTGATGTATATGGTTTTGGTGTAGGCCCTGATTCCGTGATTGGTGAAGTGGTCTGCGTAGTGCTGGGCGGATTTCTTGTTGAGTCGTCGGTTCATGGGTGTTTCCTTAGTGGCTCCTGCGGATGGAGGGACGGGCGCACTTGGGCGTTGTGACCCCACCTCCTGGACACTCGGCTTGGGTCCGTCCGTCCGTCCGTCGGCAGGAGAGGTCCCGGGCGGCCGGTGGGAACGTCCGCCAGGCCGCCCGGGGATAAAGGAGGAAGCTGATTGGTTTACGAGCTTATGGTTTCGACGGTGCCGGAGATGTTGACTTCGAAGAGGACTCCCCAGTAGCAGTCGTTGCAGATCCATCCGAGGCCTGGGACTAGCTTGTAGCCTTTGGTGCGTGCTACTGGGGCGAGCTTGTTGCGGTCGGTGCCGCAGTCTACGGATTCTCGTGGGCAGCTGCGGCAGGAGAGCCAGTAGTGGAGGGGTCCGGGTGTGGTGGAGTCGAGGATGAAGTTGGCTGAGGGTGGTGGTTGGTTCATGGCTTAGAGGCTGTCTCTGGCAGCGACGTCTCCGGGTGCAGTGTTGGTTCTCCAGTCGGTGGGTTCGTCGAGGGTGGCGATGTAGTCTTTGATGATTTGGTGTGCTGATCGTATGGATTCGATTCCTTGTGCGTGCCAGGGGTGTATGTGTTGCTCGAGCTCGTCGAGCCGGTTGTATGCGTTCTCGAGTTCGTCCTGGAGCTGGCGAAGGTCTGACTCGGTGATGATGGTGGTTGGCTCGGGTGGCGGGGTTTGGTCCATGGGTGCCTCCTGGTGTGGTGAGGTGGCCGGTCAGAGTGCCGGTGAGATTGCCACACCTCGGTGCGCGGGCGGCGGTCCACCGTCGCGGGTCGCGGAGCGACCTTGCGACCGGAGGGAGCAACCCGAAGGGCGCGATGGTGGACCGCCGGCAAGCGCCGAGGTAGGCCACCAGGGTGGCTCGAAGGTGACTCACGAACGGATGGCTCCGATGAGGTAGGTTTCGGCGGTGGGGACGATGGCGCCGGCGGTGGCGTTGAGGTAGGTGATGCCGATCTGATTGGCGGCTGAGACGCGGAAGCCGACGATGCCGAGGCCGGCCTGGGCGGTGGGTTTATTGACGAAGAGGATCTTGTCGGCGGTGGTGAGGCCGGTGACGGTGAAGAGCTGCTCGGCGGTGGTATTGATGGCGACGGAGGCTGGGGTGAGGGCGACGGAGTAGAGCTGGACGTTGAGGATGGTGGAACCGGAGGGACCGATGATGGCGCCGCCGACGGCATCCATGATCTGAGCGAACTGGAGGTAGTCGTCGCCGAGGAGGAAGGAGGGGCAGAGGTCGCCGAGGTCGGTATCGGAGGTATTGTCGGTGAAGGTGGTGGTGACGTTGTCGGAGATGACGCCGACGAGGTAGAGGGGAGCGCCGGAGGCGGGGGGATTGGCCTTGGAGCGCCAGATGCGTCTCTCTGTGGTGCCGGCAGGCCCGGTGGCGATGGCGGAGAGGGCGCCCTGGGCATTGCCGAGTGAGAAGGGTCCGGAGGTGACGGCTGGGCCGGGTACGGAGGGTGGCCCGCCGGCCGCGGTGAAGGAATAGGCATAGATGCGGGTGCCTGCCTCGATGTTGCCGGCGATGGCGGAGACGGCGGCGACGAGGGGCGTGGCGGGAGGTTTGGTGCCGATGGCACCTGCTGCCTGGAAGCGCTGGATGCCTGGGAGGGCTGGGGGAGCCTGGCTGGCTCCTGGGACGACGCCGGTGAGGCCCATTGATTAGCTCCTAGCTTCTAGCTTTTAGCTTCTAGCTTTTCGGTTGATGGTGTGGTTTGTGGGGGAGCTGGGTGGGCATAAGATTTGCCGCTTTCCCAGCTCCCCCGGACGGAGAGGAGAAGGCGTGTGTGGTGAGTGGGTCTAGCTAGTAGCCAGGAGCTAGAAGCTAGAAGCTCGTTTCAGTTGTTGCCGAGGTAGAAGCCACGGTAGTCGACGACGGCGCCGCCGTACTCGTGTCTGACCTTGTAGGAGATGGTGTCCTGGGTGAAGTTGAGGCCGTAGAGAGGCATGTCCTGGATGAGGAGGACGGGATTGGCCTGACCACCGACGAAGCCGACCTCGAGGGTATCGATGACTCTGGGATCGGCGACGGCGATCCAGACGGAGGTGGAGGCGGGGCCGGCGGTGAGGGCATTGAGCTGCGGGGCGACGATGGGTTCGGCGTAGCCCATCATGGGGTTGATATCGTTATTGCCTCCGCCGGGTAGGCCAGCTGACTTGAGGATGGTCATGGCGGTGAACTCGAGGTCTGGGGGGACGAGGAGGTAGCGGGGCTTGAGGCCGATGGGCTTGGAGGCCATGTTCTTCTGCTTGCGCATGTTGATGACGGCGGTCTGGAGGGCGCCGGAGGAGAGAACAGCCCCGGAGTTGGCGGTATTGAGGTTGGCGGCGAGGACACCGGTGTTGAGGTGGTTGATGGAATCGAAGAGGGGATGGGCGTCGTAGATATTGCCGAAGTTGGGAGCGAGGAGGTTATAGACGAACTCGGCGAGGGTGAAGGCGGCGGCGACGGCGAGCTTCTGAGGGATCTGCTTGATGGAGTAGAGGTCATCGTTGATGATGGTTTCGCGGGTGACCTGGACGAGGTTACCGCGCTTGGAGGCGGTGTAGATGGCGCGGGTATCGGAGAGGGAGAGGGTGGTATAGGCGGTATCCTCGGCGACGGTGGAGAGGGAGCCGAAGGCGCCGAGTCTGATGCGATCCTGCTGTTTGAAGTCCTTGATGCCGACGATGGTGGAGAACTTCTGCCATTCGGAGGGCCAGGCGAGGTAGTCGGAGAGGAGTCGTTTATTCATGGAGGTGCCGAGGAGATAGGTGAAGGTGGAGGTGGTGACGTCGGCCTCACGGAGATGGGCTTCGGCCTCGGTGAGTCTGCCGGATCTGACCTTGTCGCGGAGACCCTGCTGGATGGCTTCGAGGAGTGGCTTATCGAGGCCGGAGGCCATGCCGACATCGGAGCCGGTGGCAACGCGATAGGCCTCGCGGATGCCGGAGAGGCGGGGGATTTTCTTGTGTTCTTCGGACTCGTAGATATCGAAGAGGGCATCGAAGGCAGCCTGGACCTGCTCGTAGGGAGACATGCCGCTGGAGATGTGGGGTTTGTCCTGACCCATGCCGGTGATCTGGCCGGCGCTTGTGAGGGCAGCGAGCATGGATTTCTCTTCTTCGATGGCGAGCTCGAGGGCGGAGGCCTCGAAGAGTTTGCCGGCGAAGTGCTTGCGGAGCTTCTCGGTGACGGGAGTGGGGAGGTGAGCCTCGGTGAGCCTGGTGGAGAGGACACCCTCTGCGCGCTCGAGGTCGCGTTCTCGCTTCATCTGCTCGACGAGCTGGTGGAGGCCGGCGTTGGGATCGGTGGCGGGAGGTGCTCCTGGTGAGAGGACCTGGCCGACGCGTTCGAGCTCGCGCTGCATGCGGTCACGATCGGCGCGGAGCTCTTCGAGGAGCTTGGCTAGATCGGGAGCTGTATCCTTGTTGGGAGCAGGGGGCATGGTGGGTGCGGTGGTTGGGGATGTGGGTGACGGTGGGTTTTGGTTGCCTGCTTCCTGGAGTGGGGTGGACGGCGCAGCCGGGGGTGACTGCGCCGGCGCGGTGGTAGTTGCACCGGGCGGTGCGGTAGCAGCGGGCGGCTGCTGCGGGTCCGTGGATTGTTCCATGTGCTGGGTCCTTTCTTGAGACTGGAGGATGTGGTTGACGGTACCGCCGGCGGATGGGCGGGTGACGATGTCGATGGAGTCGACCTTTTTGATGGAGTTGATGATGCCGGACTTGGGATCGCGATCGCCCCAGGCATCGATGGAGAGACCGCAGAGATTGGGGTTGCCCTGGGCCTCTGATAGGAGATTGAAGAGCCACTCATTGCCTGGGACGAGGTGGAGCTCGGAGCGGACCTTGCCGGTTTCTCCTGGGTGATAGCGGGTGTTCTTGTAGTAGCCGACGAGATCGCGAACGGATCGTTCAGGGAGCTGATCGTTGCGATTGTGATCGACGAAGGCGCGAGCTCCCTCGAAGAGTGGGAGGGCGGACTCGAGGCAATGCTGGGGATAGATATTGCCGTTGGCAGATTTGCCCTGGCGGATGAGGGTGACGTCGACGATGTGACGGCCGTCGGAGCTGGCGGACGGACGGACGGACGGTTCGGCTAGCGCTATTTCCTGTAAGTGGAACCCGGGGTCCGAATTCTCGTCCGTCCGTCCGTCATCCGACTGTGTGAGGCTTGAGGTGCTCCAGGAATCGGGGATCATGGTGGAGAGGCCGAGGGCTTTGGCGCGTTTGATGACGTGTCTGCGGGCTGCGTCGGGATCTGAGGCATGGCCGGCGAGCCCGATGGCGGCGGCCAGGTCGACCTTGTCGACGATGGGGAATGAGCCGTCGGGCATGGCCTGTCCGGCGGCCGCCATCTTCTTGCGGTCGTCTGCGGAGTAGTCGCGTTCCTGGATGTGGTCCATAGCTATCAGCTATCAGCTGTCAGCTATCAGCTTGGTTGCTGCTAGCTTGCTTGTGGCTGGTTGTCCTTTCTTCAGCTGTTGAGGCTGATCTCTGATCTCTGATTACTGATTGCTATTCCCGTAGAAGTCGTAGGCGCCGACCGATGGACCCTGTCCGTAGCCTGAGTCGGGGACGTTGCCATAGCTGAGGGCTGGATTCTGGTCGGTCATCTGATTGGGAGTGGCCTCGATGGGGTTGAGGGAGTAGCCGAGGTGGCCGATCATCTTCTGAGGAGGCATGAGGACCTCGGAGGCATCGAGGGGGTGATCGCGGGAGAAGGTGGCGGGTTGCTGGACGGCAGCCTGGCCGAGGCTGGGATTGGAGCGATAGTCCTGCTGAGGAGGTGGGGTTGGAGTCTCGATGGATGGGAGCTGGGTTTGGAGGTCCCAGGAGGTAGCCATTAGCTGTCAGCTATCAGCAGTCAGCTATCAGCTGATCTGCTGGCTCCTTGGGTTGTTGGGCATTGGGTGTGCTCCTTGTGTTCGGTGGATAGGCTGATTTCTGATAGCTGATAGCTGATATCTCGCTTCAGATGTTCTGAGTGGGATTGGGAGCGCCCTGGGAAGGGACGGTGACGCCGATCTTGTCCTGGGGCGGAGGCTCGGCTATGCCGCCGAAGGGAGAGCCCTGGGGTCCGATGCCGCCGGTGAAGACGGCCTGGGAGGTATAGCGATCGTTGGGAGGGAAGGTGCCGACGATGAGATCGAAGGCGCCGAACATATCCTGGAGGGGTCCCATGGGCTGGACATCGCAGCCGAAGGGAGAAGGTGAGAGGGAGGCGGGATTGATCTGAGGCTGGGTCTCGGCGTTCTCATTGAAGCCGGATTCGGAGAAGCGCTGGATCATGGTTTGGTTCCTTTCTTTGGGTGAGAACGGGCGAGCGCAGGATCGCCCCTACGATCTGTGGGCTTGACGGATTTCTTGTGCGAAGACGCTGGTGCGCGCTTGGGCTTGGGTTGTGGTTTGGGTAGTGGTGTCTCCTGGTGGATGGTGTCCCATGGATCGGGGGTTGGGACTGGGATGTTGGGTGATGTGGTGGTTGGGCCTTTGAATAGCTCGAAGTGCTGGGTGGTTTCGGGTTTGGGTGGTGCGTCTATTTTCTGGACGGAGAGGGAGTCGATGTCTGGTGAGCCGGCCAGTTTGAGTGTGGCGTGGCCGTCGGTGGGTGGTCCGATGGCGGTGATGGTGGCGTGCTGTGGCTGCTTGTGGTTGGCGAACTGGAAGGTGACGAGGTCGCCGACGACGAGTCGGTTTCCCTGGCGGTCTGTTGTGCTCATGAGGGAGGGATGGGATTGAACTGATTGATGGGGGTGACGGTGGTGGCGGCCATGGGAGGCTCGTGGTAGCCGGCCATGGGAGGAGGTAGGGTGAAGGGACCGAGGCCTGCCTGCCAGCTCATGGCGAGGAGGTTGCAGCGGACGTCACGTTTGGAGAAGTCGGTGGCATCCTCGAGTTCGCCGGCGATGGTTTCAGGGGATTCTGCGGTGGGGAGAGCGGGGCTACCGAGGCCGGGACCTGCTGGTAGTCCGCCCCAGCCCTGCATTTCGGAGGCGACGCGGTCGATTTGGGGAGAGACCTGGCCGAGCATCTGCTGGGATTGTGCTTCGTTGAGTTCTTGCATTAGATGTCTCCGTCGTAGGTGTCGAGGTCTATGTCGTCGATGTCTTGGTTGAGTGGGATGATGGCTCCTATTTGCTCGAGGAATCTGGGTCGGAGCTGCTTCCACTCCTCCTGGACGTTGAGGAGGTTGGCGAGTTGGTCGAGGCCGCGGGCGGGGTCTTCTTCCATGGTGTGTACTCCTTTGGTTTTCGGGCTGTCACACCACGGCGACGGAGGAGCCGTGGTATGGGTTTCGTGTCATTTCGTGTGGTCGAGCTCGTACCAGAAGAGCTCGATGAGAGCGAGGAGGGTGATGAGGGCTGCGATGGTCATGGTGGGTCAGTAGTTATCCCAGGAAGTGAGGATGAGGAAGAGGCCGACGATGAGGCAGGAGAGGATGAGGGTGGTGACGGCGGTGACGAAGATGGTTTCGGTCATTGGTGTGAAGCCAGTCTTTAGTCTTTAGTCTTTGGAACTCAGAACTACGTTCCGACTGCCTGGTAGGTGCAGATGACGGAGCCGTTGGGGTTGGAGGGTACGGCGACGGAGGCGGAGAAGCCGGCGGTGCCGTTGGCGATGATGCCGGGAGTGACGCGGCCGTCGCAGGAGACGGCGAGGTTGGGAGCGACGGTGAAGGCGCCGGGATAGGTGACGTTGAGGGTACCGTTGCCGGAGGCATCGAGGGCGATCTGGATGCGGCGATTCCAGAGTTTCTGGACGGAGGCGCCCTGAGCGAAGGAGGTGACCTGGTCATAGACATTGACGATGGTCGCTTCGCAGATGCGGTGGGGGTCCGGCATTTCGACGGTGCAGGGGATGCCGGCGGCGAGCGCTCCGCGGGTGACGGAGAGGTGGACGCGCATGCCCTTGATCCAGGTATCGATGATACCGATGCCGACGAGCTCGACGGTGGCGGTATCGGTGGTGGAGTCGTAGTCTCGGATGTAGCCGTGGGCGGTGTACACGAGTCGTTAGTCTCTAGTCTTTAGTCTTTAGTCAGTGGATCCTGCTGAGGATGAGGATAGTGGCGGAGATGAGGACGCTGGCGGCGGCGATGATCCAGCCGATGTATCGGGTGCTGGCCATGGCGCTTCCCTCGATGAGGGCGAGGCGTTTGGCCATGTCGTCGAAGCGTTGGTTGAAGGAGGCGAGCTGCCTGCCGAGGTCCTCGGCGGCGAGGTTGATGGCGCGGAGATTGGCGGCGGCGACGAGCTCGATGGCAGTGCGGTTGGAGTCGCTGAGGTCACGGAGTGCGGTTTCACGGTCTTCGAACCTGGTTTCGATGTATTCCTTGAGGGTGTTGACGGTCCATCCGTTGATCTTGGTTTGGTCGGGTGTTTCCATTAAGCGGTTTCAGTGCCATGGCTTGGCCTGGTCTGGGGAGTGCCGATGGGCGTGACGTTGGGGCCTGGGGCATTGGGGGGAGCTGCTGGGGTGAGGCGTGGTGGTGCGAGGGTTGCTGCCTGCATGGGTGGTTCGGCGTCGAGCTTCTCTTTCTCGTCTCTGAAGTCGACGTCGGGTTGACGGCAGGAGTCGTAGAAGAAGCGGGCGGCGGTTTCCTGGGAGATGAGGCCGAGGGTACGGGCGGTGGCGAGGGCCTGAGACATGTTGTAGGAGGCGAGGCCGATGCCCTTGATGTCTTCGAGGTCGAGCTTGGGGAAGGTGACGGTATAGGAGGTATCGATGGTGCGGGGGAGGGAGCCGGCCTTCTGGGCCTCGGCGATGACGCGATCGAGGAGCTGGGTGAGGAGGTACTTGAGGTAGTCCTGACGTCGCTGGAACTTCTTGATGGTGGGGAGGCCCATCTCGGCGGCGGTGGCGCGATTGACGTCGCCGGCCTCGGAGAGCCAGTGTTCGGGGATGAGGGCGCCCATGGCGACCATGAGCTTGATGGCCTGGCCGTCTGAGGCGGCGTCCTGGGCGGCGAGGTTGGGGGATTTGGCCTCCCACAATTCGGATTCGTTGTGGATGAGGAGGGAGCCGGGCTCTGGGGGTCTGGAGTACTCCATCATCTTGTTGTCGATATCCTTGCGGGTGGCGCCGGCGAGGGTGACGTCCCAGAGGTAGACGGTGCGGTACTTATTGAGACGGACGCGATCGATGAGCCAGTCCTTGTAGCGTCTGAGCCAGGGGAGGAGGGTGGCGAGATCGGACTTGCCGCGTTTGGCGTTGGAGACCTTGTTGACGGCGAAGTGCATGATCTGATCGGGGATGGAGAACCACTCGCCGTCTGCCCAGCGGGGTCCGAGGTTGGAGATGCCACCAGGACCGACGACGGGGACGCCGGCGGCGGCGCCGATCTGGGCTGGTGTTTGGGGATTATTGATGTTGGGATTGTTGACGGACCAGGCGGCATCGTTGCCGAAGGGGGGTAGGGGAGCGGTGGCGGAAGCGGCGAGTGGTCGGCGGTGGACGCGGAGCTGTTTCTCGACGTTATCGGGATCGGACTCGATCTGATCGACGAGGGAGGGATCGAGGAGCGCGATCTTGACGTGGCCGTCGAAGGGATTGGTGAAGAAGCGGATGAAGAGCTCGCCGTAGAGGGAGAGCTCGGTGGCGATCTCGTACTGACGGAGGTCCATGTGGTTATCGGGATCGTGCCAGAAGCGATCGAGGAGCTTCTGAACCTTGGGGTGAGGAGCGGTGACCTTGAGACCTTCGCCGAGGACGAAGTTGACACCCATCTCGACGATGGCGTTGGCCATGGGATTGGCGTTATAGGCCTCATAGACCTGGTTATGGATTTCGAGATAGGTGCCTGGGAGGACGTCCTTGAGGGACCAGTTATCGGCGAGGCGGCGCCAGAAGTAGTCCTCTTCGGAGCCGGTGGCGGAGGCGCGTCCCCAGAACCAGTCCTCGGTGGTGGGATTGGGGACGGTTTCCTGTAGCCTGGTCCCTTCCGCGGGTGGGGCGGAGCCCCGGGTACCCGCTGAGGATGGGCCGGGTGTGTGGGCGGTGTGCCCCTCGATGAGTCTCGTTTCGTGTGAGGTTTGGTTTTGGTACCAGCTACGGAGGCTCATAATCCCCCATCCTGGGGTCCGGAGGTCCGTGTCCGAGATCTCTCGTCCTGTAGCTCGGACCTCCGTGTCCGAGGGTCACCCTCTTGTAGCTCGGATCTCCGTGTCCGAGGCTCCGACATGAGGAGCCGTAGGTACTGCGCCGTGGTAAGCAGCACATAGCGATTGCCTGCCTCGTCGGCCAGCGTCCGCACAGTGGTATGGTCGGCTGCGGCCTTCGGATCGG